TGACCAGTTCCTTCGCGTGCTCAGCATGAGCCGTGCTGTTGAAGTAGCAGTCAGCCATCACTCCTTCGGCAGAGTGACGAAGCTTGGCGTGACCGAGAACGTTGGTCGGTTCGTTGTGAGCGTGCTGCCAGACGAGAGGAACTGTCTGGCCGTCCATGTGCTTGAACGCGTCGGGCGTGATGGTTCGGCCGTCGGAGCACTTGAGGTTAGCCTTGGTGGCCCAGCCACTGAAATCAGGTTCCATTTTGACTGTTTCCTCCTGTCCGTGAGAGATGTGGTTGTTTGACCCCGGCAAGCTGTTCAACACTGGGCGGGAACGGTGGTCTTGAAGTTTCCTTTGGCGGGGGTTGCCTAGGCATGTTGCTGTTCTGAAGCATGTCCGCCTTCTTATCCTTGGACGGCTTCAGACCAATGGCCGCACGGAGCTCGTTCGGCGTAGCGATCTCATTACGAGACAGCATGTCGGCGATCTTCGCGAACTCACTCATCGGAACGAGAGCAAACGGATCGCGGAAGTAAACGATCGTCTGGCCCTGAGTTCGAGCGGTTTTGGAGAGGAACGTTCGAGCCAATGCTTCCACAATCGCCTTGACGATCGGCTCAATGGTTCTCTTGTTGTAGTTCAGCATTGCCTGTTCGGATGCCATACCATTCATGATGGCGGCATCGATACCAAGCTGACTGTAGAGCATCTCAGTCAAGTACTGAATCTGACTGAGAAGATTGTTCTCCGCGGGACGATTGAGCTGAGTGATCTTCTCAGTTCCATCTGCATAGGCGATGCCATACTGGCTGCCCTTGAGTTGGAATTCGATGTCCTTGCGACGCTGCTCGGCCTGAAGCCTTCTAGCCTCGGATTTGATGACGTAGGGCAGTTGAATGATCATGTCGAGCTTGCCGGAACTAGAAGCTTCGTCGACGGCGTCCAACATGTTGAGCTTCCGAATCAGACGCTGAAGAGTCGAACTCGGCTCGTTCATCACCTGGTAGAAGGGGTTCTCAACGATAGCGACCATGCTCTTGGGGAGCGTGATCTGACGACGGAATCCTTCTGCTTGATTGTACAAGCTGACTCGAACATGTTGTGGATACCAAGCAACAATTTCGGCCGCCCTCAAAGTAACCACGTCGTAGGCGTTGCTGCTGGTGGGGTCGATCGTGGTGTCTACAGGAACAACGGCCACGACTCCCTTATCGAACATTGTCATGATGATGTCTTGACGAAGCTGTGTGGCCGCCTGGTCGATATTGGCTTCAACGTTGAGACAGTTTTGCAAACCGCTCACCATGTCTTCCTGATATCTTCCATCTTTGTCCACTCGGACGTGGCTGAGTTCAACCGCAGCGGCATCAATCGCCATTCTGGTGAGGATCGCAGAGACAATCGACTTCTCATTGGAGAAGTTCAATCTCGTTCGATCTGGTCTCACACCGAACGTGTAACCAGCGGCGTAACCGAGGTTCTGCTGGTTGTTCTCATCCCAGTTTGTGAAGGCGTTCCATGCATGCTTCATATACGATCGAAAACCCATGTGTCACCTCCTTCCAGGTTACTCGAAGGCCTCTTTGTTGGCCTTGTAGGCGACATAAGCATCCATCAGTGCGGCGACGTTGTCGATCTTGGCGTCTTGCCGCTTCTTCAAGAGCTTTCGGTTTCCGTTGGTATCCTCCATGGTGATGGCATTACCCATGGCGAATGTCATGAGGGACTCGTCGAAGATGATCAAACGTTCCGCGCTGAGGTTCTTAAGCTCCCCCAGCGGGACCGATTCGGTCTTTGCACCCTGTATAACCTTCTCGATCCCATAGGGACCGTTCTCGGCTTCCCAGCGAGTGACAAATTCCTTCGCGTTGTACGGGTCGAATCCCAAAGCACGTACATCGTACTCCATCGTCTGAATATGTTGGTCTAGGTCATCGTAGACTTCCATCATGTCCAGGACAGTTCCTTCGAGGACATGCAGACTTCCCTCGCGTATGAATTCATCGTACTTGAAGCGCATGGCTCCAGGTAGCTTCATCAAAGTCAACGAGGTGATGTAGCTTCGGGTTTTTACGCCGAAACCTTGAGATAGGGGGAACAAGAATGTGAATGCACAGAAGTCGTCGCCTTGCGAGAGGTCGGCTCCAAGTGCACACGGTGTCTTCCAGAAGTCACGCTTTCTGTGAGGGAGCGTTTCTTCGTACGTGAAGAAGTACGTGTACCCCTCCATTGGAATTCCAAATCTCTTGGCGAGAATATCATTCCTAGAAGCAGGCGCTTTCTCAGCTCTTTCAACATCGAGCTGATATGTTTCGTACGTAACAGTCAATCCGAGATTAGGATTGGCCTTCAACCACATTTCAGGGGTTGCGACTTCTTCCAACTCGTCAAGCCTGTAGTGCCAGATCGAGACGTGGGGAGCGACGTATTCGCCTTTGAGGATAGTGGCGAGTTCCAACTTGATGGAGTCTCCACTACCATTTCGGACGGTTCCTTCGGAGCTGATAGCCACGATGAGATAGTCGTCCAGTTTTGAAGCTCCCTGCTCGATGGCTCCAACGACATCCTCTCGGAGATCACCAGACAACCACTCGTCGATTGTGCTGATCTTGGGTCGCAGGCCCTGAAGCTTATTGATGGCCATCGGTCGAACTTCCAGAAGGGAGCCCGTCAGGAAGTTTTCTACGCCCTTCTTCGTGCTCGCGAGCTTGACTCGATTGGCACGAGAGCCGGTTGTGTTCTGCATCGATCCCTCGGTGAGGAATTTGAACAGAGGTCCTCTGGCTCGAGTGATGGCCGTTCTGAAGGGGGACATGACTTCGTCAGCCTGCTTCATAGTCGGAGCAGTTGTGATCTGATGAGTCGTTGCCGTATCAACGTTCAGAAAATAGCTTTGTATGCACTCTGCATACATCGACTTAGCAGCTCCTCGAGCTACGATGAGGAACTGCTTTGTCGTGAGTCTCTTCTTGATCGTCTTGTTAACGTAACGTCCGACTCCACCTTCAGGATTCGGTTCGTACACACTGCGTTCGACGAAGTAGTACCAACCGAATATCTGTTCGGCCCAGACTCTGAAGGATGGCAGCAAATGAAGATCACTACCATCGGTCAGAGTCAATTCGTTCTCGCAGTAGAGAATAAAACCCTCAACTGCCTTGTCGTCGTAGTAGAAGTTTGGGTTGGCGATGAGCGCGTCGATACGGTTCATCTCCAACGAGATCTCACGGTTTACCGGAATCTCACCTCGGATCACCGCGTCGCGGAATTGCCGATAATATGTGGGCACCGCTGTATTCGACAGCGCCACTTCACTAGCCCTTCTTCGCCTTGGCCGCGGCTTTCACAGCCTTACCCACTGGACCGTTGACGGTGTTGTGGATATCGTTGAGAGTCTTGGCCACACTGAGGATTGTCTTCACATGCTGATGACCAGACTTGAAACCGGAGGGAGCCTTGCCGGACAGATCCCGATGACTCTGCTCGAGCTGCATTCGCTCGTTGAGCTTCCGGAGATCATCGTTGGACAAAGCTTTGAGTCCGTGTTGCTTAACGACGGTCTTGTGCCCTTCGGCAACCACGTGGTCGCTAGACACGTGAGGAGGTGAAGAAGAAGGAGCCTTGCGGGTACCCCACTTCATACCCTTCACGCCGTGGTGTTCTAGTACCAACCCCAGCACGGCTCCAGTGGCGGCGCCGGTGATGGAGGATTCGGGTCGACCCATGCTGTTCCCTCCCTCTTGACGCTTATACGCCATTCTAGTTGTTCGATTTGCTTGTTCATCGCATCGATCGCGAAACTCGTGACCGGAGGATCGAAGATCATTCTGACACGAAGGAACACATAGGTCTTGACACGGTTGAGAACGAGATCGGAACCTAGGAGGGCGCTCCACTGGGACGTGTTGTCCGTGATCGAGTAACCATCGGAGGGACCGATACCGAGGTCATTCAGGTCCGAGAACACAGTGTTGATATGCATTAGCACATCGATGTCGAACGCCGTGTAACTCGGGTCAAACCCGAGGACCTTCTTGACACTGTCGAGGATGCTATCGGTCATGAGGAGCGCCTCCCTTCAGGAATCAGCGCAGGAGACGGTTGACCTCGGCCTGCACGGCACGAGCGTCGTAACCGGCTGCGGTCAGCTTCTGAGTACGCTGCAGACCGTTGCCCCACTCGCCGCGAATGACCTCATGGGCCAGCAGCGATATGGACTTGGCCGGAGCTGACGGGCGACTCGCTCCCAGTTCGTGGTTGACCTCGGACTGCACCAGAGCCGCGTCGTACCCCGCAGAAGTCAGCTTGTTGATGCGGTCCTGTCCATTGCCCCAGAGACCCTGGATGACCTCGTGAGCCAGCTGAACCACGGTCTTGCCGACCGGAACATGCTGAACGACACCGGTCATCTGGTCGTACTGAGTCTGGACGGAAGCCAGAATCGAACTCCAGTGGGCCATGACGAACGGCCCCGGGCAGTCGGTCTGAGTCCAGTGCTGGTGCGGGAAGAAGTTCGCCGGGCTGGGGCGTTGGCCGACCACGTGGACGAAGAGCCACGCAGCCAGACGAGTCGCGGAAGCCAGCGTCGCGTCGGAGATCTGCCAGCTCGGAGAACCGGTGGCGTCCGCCATCTCGATGCTGATCGTGGCCTGGTTACCGGCCCAGTCACCGACACCCCAGGCGATCTCGTCGACCTTGACGAACTGTGCGATGTTGCCGTCGCCGTCGACGTCGAAGTGCGCCGAAGCCTGACGGGACTTCCAGGTGTTCAGCACATCCTCACGAGAAGCACCCACACCTCCATTGTGATGCAGAGTGACCGAAGTCTTCGTGCAGGAGGTGTGGGTGACGTGACCCGTGGCGCTCAGACCGGCAATTAGGTCCTCGACGGGCCGGTCATACGAAATGGTGGTCACAGGTTTCCTTTCCTACCACAGTTTAGTATCGCCGGGTCTGCGTTCGACCGGCGGCCGAGGCAGAAGTTTTGCATCGCCATAGTGGATGGCGTTGTGCGTTCTATGTGTGACGCAGATGAGAT